TGTTCGATAAATACTGAGAAAGGCGTATGGATTTGTTTTGCAGGTTGTGGAGCAGGTTCATTAGAGGGTTTCTTAAAAAGATACTTAAGATCTGATGCTATCAATATAACAAAGTTATTGCTTGAAAGCCAAGCTAACTTTAGTGTTGATATATTTGATGATCTAGAGGAAACTATTAAAGGTAGACCTGAGTATTTTATGGAAGCTGATACATCTAGATTCCCAATATGGGCATATGATAGAGGTTTTACAGAAGAAACTCTAAAGAAGTGGGGATGTGGAACCACAGAGTATAATGATTTAGTTATACCAATACATGATATAGATGATAGACTTGTAGGATCTGTTACTAGAAGGACAAATGCAGTCCCAAAGTATATGTATTCAAAAGGTTTACAGAAGTCTAGAGTCATGTTTGGAGCTAATAAATTAGAAGGACATCACAAATACATTTGTATAACTGAAGGTTCTCTAGATACTATGTGGCTAACACAAAATGGATATCCAAGTGTTGCAATTTTAGGGGCAACCATGTCCAAAGCACAATTGGATATACTGCGATCATTACGAACAGAGGAATATATCTTATGTTTTGATAATGATGCAGCAGGACAAAAGGCGATATCAACAGCAATGCTTGACATATCGACCAGTTTTATGGTATCATATATAAAGATGCCGAAGAAATATAAGGATGTACAAGATGTACGTTCCGAGGCATTACTCAAAGAAGTAATAGCAAAACGACATTATTGGTAAAGGAGGATTTACTATGTCAGGAATAGCAAAAATTTTGCAAAAACGTGAAGCAATACTAAATCCATCAGAAAATCAATCTCTAGGAAAAGAGATTTGGTTCAAAGATGGAGATCAAGCATTTCTTACTCCAGTTGCTTCAGGAGAAGAAGGGGATGCATTACTAGATGAAATCTATCTGTATACATACAGGTCAGGAAACCGATGGATTAATTTATTATCGGATGATTCAGTAGACACAAGCTCTGTACCATCTGATTCTAGACCATCACACAAGTTTGCTTTTTGGGCATATGTCCACGAAATCATACACTCTGAAAAGAAAATGGATGATTGGGAGGAAATAGAAGGTCCAGCAGGCAAGAAAATGTACAAGCAAACTGTTAACGATTTCAAAGTTGTACCTTTAGGCTTCGGAAGAAGTGACTACATTTGGAACCAACTTGTAGATGTCTACAATGATTGGGGTAAATTAGACAAAGGTGTAATTAGAATTAAAAGAACAGGTGCAGGTATGTATGACACCTCATACACTATTGCAGCTACAACTAGAGATACAGTTGTACCTGAAGATAGAAAAGCTGAAATCAGCGAATTACCAGCTATCAAAGATTACTACATGGATAGATATGGTAACGCACCTGAAGGCGATAACGAAACTGCTACATTTAGCACTGATGATACAGAGGATGACTTATTTTAAATGATAATCAAAGATCAAAATACATTTAATGAGATACTTCCTACGCTGGATAATCATTCAGTTGTAGTGGATGTAGAGACAAATGGTTTTGATTCCTATGGTATACATCAAATATGTGGAATCGGAATCGGATTTGGTAACAACTCAGACTCGTACTACTTCCCTTTCCGACACCAGCATGTAGGAACTAATCTTCCTAGCGAGTGTTTGGCAGCCTTAATTGCGTGGCTCAATAAATCCAAACACCTTGTTGGTTATAATATCAAATTTGATCTCCGATTCCTCGAAAAAGAAGGTTTAGTGATAGAAGATAAAGAATTAGTAGATGTACTTACTATGGTAAGACTAACAGAACCATCTACTGTCAAAGATCTAGATCTTACTAACACTATAAAAAGAAGCTATGGAGAAAGTCATGCTAGTTATGATATAGAAACTAAGAAACTCTTAAGGTCTAATAAGTGGCATAAGGACTTCTCTATGGCTCCTGTAGACGTTTTAGGACCTTACTGTGAGAAAGATGTCATCTATACAGCTAAACTGTACAATGACAGGGCAAAATTGATTAAAGAATCAAATCAAAATGACATTTGGAAGATGCAGATACAATTAACTAAGGTATTATATGCTATGGAAGGGCGTGGCATAAAGATAAATAACACTTATGTTAAAGAAACTATGGCTCAAATAGAAGATCGGAAGTCTGAGATAGAAAGTAGAGTCATAAATCTTGCAGGTAAGGAATTTAATCTGAATAGTACGCAACAATTAGGCGAAATACTTAATGAAAGAGGTATAACATCGCCTGAGAAGACTGCAAAAGGGCAACAATCATGGAATGAGGCAGCGTTAGTACAAATAAATGATCCTATCGCAGGATATGTAAGACAATATAGAGCTTTAGAGAAGTTAAGGTCTACATATTTAGAGCCTTTCCTAGAATTAGATGAATTACATACTACTTTTTGCAATTGGGGTACATTGACAGGCAGATTGTCGTCTAGAAATCCTAATTTACAGAATATTCCTAGAAATCATTTCAATTTAGTTGACAAACAGCTATCTGAAGACGATAAACAGGAGCTAAAGGGTAGAATTAATGCTACACTAGCAGCGAAAGGGCAAACAAGTAGAGTAGAAGGACTAAGTGATGAGGTGTTAAACACTTGGACATTCGTTGGGAATGAATCTTTTGATAAATCTCAAGAGGGACAGATAGCAATTAGAAATATATTTGTACCTAGAGAAGATTATTCACTTATATCTTTTGACTATTCACAAATGGAAGTTAGAGTATTCCTAAGTTATCTACAAAACGAGGAAGTAAATCAAATGCTTACAAAGTCTAATGTAGATTTTCATGGAGAAGCTGCAAAACTTGCATTTAATGTTACAGAAGATGACGATACATTTAAGATGTTTAGACAAACTGCTAAAAGTATTACCTTTGGAACTATATATGGTATAGGTAATCAGAAGTTAGGTATACAATTAGGTGTACCATCACAAGAAGCGGCAGATTATAAGAAAAGATACTTTGATGGGATCAAAGGTTCTAGAGAGTTCTTCAACGCAGTAGTTAGAAAAGTAGAATTATTAGGACAGATTAAAAATAAATATGGTAGAGTATATAAAATACCTAAGAATTTAGGTTACAAAGGTATAAATTATCTAGTACAAGGCACAAGTGCTGATATTCTTAACGAAAGAATGATACAAGTACATGATTTATTAGAAAATTTTAAGAGTAATTTATTATTACAAGTGCATGATGAAATAATATGTGAGATACATAAGGATGAAATAGAGCTATTACCAAACTTAATTAGAGATGTGTTAGTAGAGAATACTCTACGCATACCTTTAGAAGTTGACATAGAGTTATGTGAGCCATCATGGGCAGTAAAGAAAGATTATTCATATACATTATATCATGAAAAAGAATTAGTACATAGTATAGATTGGAGCTAACATGGATGTTAAATTAAAGAAAGGCGAAACATTTGAAAAGATGTTAAGACGCTTTAGTAAGAAAGTACAAAAAGATGAGTTGATAGATACTTATAGGAAGAAGCAAGTCTTTGAACCTAAAAGTGTAAAGCGACAACAACAAAAAGCAAACAAATTAAGAAAAAGTAGGGAATCATGAATCTACACGATAAATTAACTGAATACTTAGAGCCGAGTGAAGAATCGGTTATGTTATATGATGAGTATGAAGATGCTTTTATTGGACTAGGATATAAACAATTTAGAGGTCCAGTAGCAGTTTATGATGCATCAAAGTGCATAGACATACTAACAGAACAATTTAAAGAAGATCCTGATTACGATGGAGATGAAATGGATGCTTTAGAAATGGCAGTAGAGTATTTTGATTACAATACAATGGGTGCGTGGTATGGAGAAGATACACCAGTCTTTGTAACAGCTACTTTAGAAGAAATAGAAAATAACGTAGGAGAATAATATGACAGCAGGATGGATAAACCCAAAAGCTCCCTATGATTTTACAGAAGGGGAGTGGAGAGATTACAAGAAGAACTACCCAAATTTATCTTGGGGAGAATATAGACAAATGAAAGAATGGGATGTAGAAAACAGAATGGCGAAAGTATCTAATAAAAAGTATAGTTTTATAGAAGCATACAATAATCCAATTGATCCTGACCATTACTATTTTGAAATAGAACCATGGGACTTTATACATGCAAATAAACTTGACTTTGCACAGGGTAATGTGATAAAATATATATGTAGGTATAAAAATAAGAATGGTATTGAAGACCTCAAGAAAGCAAAACAATATATAGAAATGTTAATTGAGAAGGAGCTAAATGGCAAGACGTAATTGGAGAAAATGCTACGATTGTGGCATAAAGATAAATGTAAAGAAACAAGCAAAGTCTGGACATGATTATGATTGTACAGCTTGCTACTTGAAAGAAAGAAGGAGAGCTAGAAGAGATGGCTAAAATAGGCGTAAAATTAGGATTCACTTATAGAGTAGGAGACCTAAACAACAATCAATATGGAAGAATAGATCTAGATATACATGATATAGATACTGATCTTCCTTTAGATGAACAACTCACTAAATCAAAAGAATATGCTGATAAGATATTTGAATCTGTAAAAGAACAAGTAGATACAAACTTAGATAAGATTTTGGAGGAAACTAATGAGTGAGATGACTAGAGCACAAGTTTTAGAAGATGTTTTAAAAGAACGAGAAAGACAGGACTCCATGTATGGCGACCAGACTAAACATTCAGATATGTATTGGAATGTGATTGCCACAGAAGAAAATGGAGAAGTAGCTAGAGCAATATGGGAAGAAGATGATGGACACATGTATGAAGAAATTATACAAGCATGTTCTGTTTACTTTGCATGGGCAGAAGCTATAAGAGCTAGAGGTGATAAATGAAAGATACAGCAGAAAAAGCAATAGAAGATTTGCTAAAAGATAAAAATCTTAACTTAACTATGGGCGACAGTAATGTATTTGACTATGGTAGAATACCTTTTGGTATACCAGCATTAGATACTTTAACAGGTGGTGGCATACCAAAGAAAAGAATGACCTTAATATACGGTCCAACTAACGTAGGTAAGTCATACTTATCATCTCAGATAGTTGCACAAGTACAGAAACAAGGTGGTAGAGCAGCTTGGATAGATACAGAACTATCATGGGATGCTGATTGGATGAGTAAATGTGGTATAGATGCAAGTAAAGTAGTAGTAGGACAACCATCAAGTGGTGAACAAGCTATGGATTCTATAAAAGCATTAGCTACATCAGGTGAGTTTGATGTAATTGTATTAGATAGTATAGCAGGTTTAGTCCCTGCTCAGAATATGGATGAAGACTTTTCGTTTAGTCCTATGGCATGGCAAGCAAGATTCGTTAACTCATCATTACCAAGACTATTACCTAGTCTCCACAGTGGTACAGCTTTAGTATGTATCAATCAAGTAAGAGCTAGTATGGGACCTGTTGCATTAGAAAACATGCCGGGTGGTAAAGCTCAAACTTACTTTGCTCATTTCTTACTAGAAGTTAGAAGAAACGGGTGGATTGAAGAATCTGGTGAGAAAGTTGGCTTTGATATGCAAGTAAGACTAAGAAAGACTAAAGTAGGTGGACAAAACTGGAAGTCTGCTGCAGTTCCTTTCAGAGTTGATGGTGGTATAGATATACTAGAAAGCTACATAAGAGAAGCTATTGAACAAGGATTCATCAAAAAGGCAGGAGCATGGTATACATATGAAGATGTCAAAGCTCAAGGTATGAATGGTCTTAAACAGATCTTTATAGATACACCTGAGTTAGAGGAGCAACTTATAAATGACATTTCCTAGAGATTATACTGAACAAGAAATGAAGGTAGCAGAAGTTCTAGATACAACAGGACTTAGATATGAAACTCAAGCTCCATTTGGTAAATATACTGTAGACTTCTATATAGCAGAAATAGATACAGTTGTTGAAGCAGATGGAGTCATGGGGCATTTAAGAAAAAAAGATAGACAAAGAGATGCTGATTTAAAAGAAATGGGTGTAGAACATATTATTCATATTAGGTCAACTACTAAAAGTAATATCAAGGAGGAAGTATGGCAGGCATTAAACAGCTTGGAAAAAAAGCAAACGTAAGAGGTGTACAAGATAGATGGTTATTGAAAGCTATAGATCAACATCTTACTAAAAAGCAAAGTCCTCCAAGAAAAGGTGTATTCTTTCCATCATCGGTTTCCAATCCTTGTGATAGATTTGTCTTCATGGCATATAATGGACTATTAGAGTCTTCTACAATAGATGGTACTTTGGCTAGAATATTTGATAATGGTGGGTTCCTAGAGGACCGAATAAACAAATACTTTACAAATATGGGTATACTAGAAGGTAGAGAAATATCTTTGAAAAGCACTATGCCACCAATATCAGGTCGTATGGACTTTTTAATTAGACATGAAAAATATGGGCAAGTGCCTGTAGAATTAAAGTCTATAAATGCTAGAGGCTTTGAGAGTTTAAAAGAAGCTAAACCTGAGCATGTTTTACAATTACATACTTACATGAACTTATGGAATGATAATAACAAATCAACACCTGTAACACATGGAATTGTATTGTATGAAAATAAAAATGATCAGAAACTAAAAGCATTTTTAGAAGAACTTAGTCCCAAAATTTGGGATGATATATTAACTAGACTACTTAATATAATGGGCATGGCGACCATACCTGAGAAATGTACAGGAAATAAGTGGTGTAAATGTAAGGAGGTTTAATGGAAGACGAGAAATGGACTCCAATAAAAGCTCTAGGAAGAGCTAGAAAATCGATTAGTGAATTAGCTATTAATGAATTAGTGATTGACAAATCTGATAAACCTGAATTAATGTTTTCACAAGTATACAACGCTAACAATGAAAAGTTAGAAGAATTTTTAGTGATGTATAGTGGATACAAAGCATACTTAGAAACGGAGATTGCAAAAAGAGAATCAGAAAGAAATGCTTTAGAAGCAGCTTTTGAAGAAGGTTACTCTAAAGCAATGTATACTTTGTATCAAGAAAGAGAAAACGAAGGTAAAAAGAAACCTGTAAAGGATGAAATTAGAGGTGAGATCTTTAGTAAATATCCCGGACTTGAAAACAGGAGAAAAGAAATAATAGAGAAAGAGATAGCTGTAAAAGAACTATCAGGACTATTAAACACATATACAACTGCATATAATACTATAAGTAGAATTGTAGCTCTACGAACATATGGGGGTGAGAAATGATCCTTGGATTAGACTGTTCATCAAGAGCAATACATGGTGCTGTTGTTGATGAAAATGAAAACTTAGTAATGCAATTTAGGACAGAGAAACCTGACAACAAAGCTGAATTTAATACTAGATTCTTAAATATTGTTGATAATTTTGCAAAGATATTAAGTAAAATAAATATAGAAAAGGCTTTTGTAGAAGCTGCGATTTATATACAAAACCCAAAATCCACGATTGAAATAGCTAGGGTTGTAGGTGGCGTTCAAATAACATGCCATAAAAATCGCGTACCTTGTCAATTGGTAGATAATACAAAGTGGAAAAAAGAAATAGTAGGTAAAGGCAACTGCTCTAAAACACAAATTATGGAATTTGCTGTAGATAAATGGGGAGATGTCTTTCTAGAACAAGACTTTGCAGATGCAGCTTGTATTGCATTGTATGGATTAAAGGAGAGCAGAGATGGGGATTCCTAGAGGATATAAGAAAACTAGCGATGATATGAAATTTTATTATTCATCACCTAGAAAACAGAAGAAGACTAAACCTAAAGACAGTCTACCTAAAGGCATGACTGCAAAAGAATTTAAAGAGAAATACGCCAAAGTAGTTTGGTGTGATTATTATGCTTGTATACATAACGAATCACCAGAGGGAGCAAGTAGAAAGATAGGAACTATATTAGAAAATCCTAACTACGAACCTCTAGGTACTAAAGATGAATCTTGGAAAGGTGTATGTAACAAGAAAGAAATAGGTATAAGATTTAAAACGATCACAGGAACTGGTAACTTAAAACATAAAGTTCCAGAATGTTTCAATGCTGCATCTAATAAAACAGGTAGAGTTGACATGAGTAAATTCTTACAAGGTGGCTCTGCAATAGGTGGTAGTATAGAATCGCAAAGTGGTGATCAAGGTTATACGAATTATTCCTTTGGATCTAAATGGGAGGGTAAATAATGCCTAAAAACTATCCTGAAGAAGTAAAATTAGCTGCTCTTGAATTATTTTTAGATAATAAAACAGGAGAACAAATAGCTACAATTGTAAATCAAGAGTTTGATCTTGAGTTAAAAGCTCCAACTATATATGCTTGGGCGAAAAAGTATGATTGGAAAAGTGAAAATGCTTCTATGACAACGAAAGCAAAAGAGATAGTTAAAGAGAAACAAAGTCAAAGAATAGCTAGATTACAAAGTGAACATCTAGATTCTTATGAAAAGATGAGAAAGAAAGCTGAATCTGAATTAGAGCTCTTAGATTTTGAAAGAGCTTTTGAAGCAGTGAAAGCTATGGATATTGGTATACAAGGTGAAAGAAAAACCATGGAAGGTATGGTAAACTTACAGTTTGTACAAGATGTTCTAAGTGTATTAGTAGAAGAAATTACAGATCCAGACGTAATAACAAAAGTTGCAAATAGATTACGAAGATTAGTTGCGGAGCGAGACGACATTGAATAAGAAAGATGAATTAGTTACATTTGATGATGCCTTTAGTAAATTAGCTGAAGGTATTACTACAGGTAATACATCATATCAAGTTGGTAGCTTTTATGAGTTTCTTAGAGATGTATGGTCACAAAGTTTTGATAATCCTGAATACTTTGGAGCTTGGCACGTTGGGGTTCTTGCTGATGATATTGAAGATTGTTTAGAAAAAGGTCTAAACTATGTAGCAGTATTACCCCGTTTTCATTTTAAATCTACTATTTTAGGACATGCTTTTAGTGTTTGGAGACTATTGAAAGCTAAAAGAGATATGTCTATACTTTATTTATCTTACAGTGATGGTATGGCAAGATATCATTTACAAGAAATAAATAAAACAATAAATAGAAATCCACAATTGTTGGATATGATGGACAACCGATCTCCAAAAGCAGATTACTCATTTAGATATCATGTAAATAAAAAACCAGTAGAAATCATGCATGGTGGATTATTCTCTTTCAAAAGAGGTATGCATGTTAATGGTGCTTTAATTGCTGATGACGTATTGAGAGATCCTGAAAACCCTCTTAATACAGGTCAGATAACTAAGGTTGAAGATCATTTTATGACAGAAAGTTTATTCATCCCACTAAAAGGTGTGCCTGTAATTGTACTAGGTACTCCAATGATGCCGGGAGACTTACTTAGTAATCTACAAAAAGATGATAGATTTAAATCAAGAGTGTTGCCAGCGTTAGATCCAACACCAGACAGAAGAGTATTGATGCCAGAACTATACAGTGAGAAGTGGTTACTAGATCAACAAAGAGCAAGACCTAAGTCATTTGCTTCAGAGTTTTTGCTAGTACCACACTTCGCAACTGAAGCATATTTTAGTGAAGATGACATTATGAAATGTGAAGATGATACACTAAAAAGCTATTCTCCACATCAAACTTTTAAGACTGAAGCAGGTGACCAATTGTTTGCAGGATTCGATGTAGGTAAAAAGAGACATCCATCTCATCTAGTTATATTTAGAAGAAGGGGTGATAAAATAGAACAAGTACATCAATCTTGGTTAGATGGATGGAGCTATTCAGATCAGATACAATATTTGAATGAAGTAGCTGAAAATTATAATTTAGAGAAAGGTTACATAGATAATACAAGAGGAGAACTAGAAGATAGAGGATTAGATCATGTCTGGCACTCTATGACATTCTCACAGAAAAGTAAACGAACTATGGCTCAGATTTTTGAAGAGTATGTATATTCTGAGAATCTAACCTTAATAAAAGATGAAAGACAGAAACAACAAATATTATCTGTTAGTAATGACCTTAAAGCACCAGAGACTCCGATGGGGCATGGAGATGCGTTTTTCTCAATAGCTATGGCATTACAGGCAGCTTATGAAACAACTCTTTACAGATATGAAAGTTTAGGTAGTGCTGCTGATTGGTTAGAAGCAGTATCACCTGAAGATAAAAATACTGTAAAAGAAAAAAGTAAGCTACCTGACCTGTCAAAATGGACAGGAAATGAGTATAATAATAAGACAGATAAAATACAAAAAGCCCCTAACCCAAACTGCGATGAGATGGTTTGTATGCCGAGCTTTTGGGTAGAAGAAAGAAATTTATGTCTGTACTGTGGGTACAGAGGATAGGAAGGAGATCACATTGGTCACGCAATTAACACAACAAGCAGAAACAGTCGCATCAAGTCGATACTATTTAAAAGATGAAAACAACGAAGTCATTGAAACAGCAGATGATATGTTTGAACGAGTAGGTCAAGCAATCGCAAAAGTGGACATGGAACTCTATGGTAAGCTAGCTGCTGATGCAGCATTGACAGCTGTAGACTTTACAGATATGATGAAAAAATTAAAATTCATACCTAACTCACCCACATTGATGAACGCAGGAACTGAACAAGGAACTTTATCAGCATGTTTCGTTCTACCTCTAAAAGATAGCATGGAAGATATTATGAAGACAGCTCATGATATAGCTATGGTACAAAAGTTTGGGGGAGGAACAGGATTTGCTCTTAGTGAATTAAGACCAAGAGGTGACCGAATAAAAACAACTCATGGTATTGCATGTGGTCCAATACAAGTATTACAAACACTATCTAGGGTATCATCTATGATTACTCAAGGTGGTAAAAGAGATGGTGCTAATATGGCAGTGATGTCAGTATACCACCCAGATATATTAGAGTTTATTGAATGTAAAAAAGTTGAAGGTGAAATACATAACTTTAACATTTCAGTAGGGGTAGATGCAGACTTTATGAAAGCAGTAGAAGCTAACCTTAATTACCCATTGATTAATCCAAAGAGTAAACAAGTAGTGGGTGAATTAAATGCTAGACAAGTATTTGATAAAATAGTATATGGAGCTTGGAGAAATGGTGAACCGGGCATGATATTCTTAGACAATGTAAACAAAGATAATCATGTAAAAGCAGAATATGGCGAAATGATTGCTACAAACCCTTGTGGTGAACAACCTTTATTAGGAAATGAGTCATGTAACTTAGGTTCAATTAACTTAGCAAAGTTTTATCATGATGATTATAATGATGTTAATTGGACAGAACTAGAAAAAACTGTAAAATCAGCAGTACATTTCTTAGATAATGTGATAGATGCTAACAAATATGCAACCCCTGAGATAGAAAAAATGACTAAATCTACAAGAAAAATAGGTTTAGGCGTAATGGGATTCGCAGATCTGCTAATTCAGCTGAAAATTAAGTATAATAGTATAGAGGGGCGTAAATTAGGTAAAGATATTATGTCCTTTATAAGAGACAAAGCTGATGCAGAGTCTAAAAAAATAGCTAATGAAAGAGGTACTTTTCCTGCATGGAACGAAAGTGACTATGGAGAAGATGAAAAATACAGAAATGCTTGTAGATTAACAGTAGCTCCAACAGGAACTATCTCCATGTTAGCAGATACTTCTAGTGGTATAGAGCCTACATTTGCTCTAGCTTGGAAAAAGTCAAACATACTAGAAGGACAGACTTTGTATTATGTAAATAAATACTTTGAGGCAGATGCTAAAAGGCATGACTTCTACTCAGAAGACTTGATGGAGCATTTATCTCAAGGTGGTTCTTTACAAACAAGAGAAGATGTGCCACCATGGGCGAAGGATATATACATCACTGCTCCTGAGATATCTGCTGAAGATCATGTAGAGATGCAAGCAGCTTTCCAAGAGGATTGTGATTCAGGTATATCAAAGACAATTAACTTCCCTAATGAGGCAACTATCGCTGATGTTGAAGCTGCTTATGTACATGCTTGGAAGCTAGGTTGTAAAGGTATTACAGTCTACAGAGCTGGTAGCAGATAGATTGAAGTCTTGGTAAAAGGAACTGAAGAAAAAGAAGAAAACGATAGCACAGAACAAATGAGTTTCTTTGATATGGTTGAGACACCAGAACCAGCATACGATTGCTGTGAGTCTCCTAATATCGTTATGGAATCTGGATGTGAAACTTGTAAAGTCTGTGGATGGAGTATGTGTCATGTCGCGTGATAGAACTTTTAGTATTTTTACTAATATAATAGAGAAAGCAAAAAAGAAAAAATCTACAGTGAATCAAGCTGGTAATTACACTAAGCCTACTATGAGGAAACGAATGTTTGCTTCTATCAAGGCTGGTAGTAAAGGTGGTGCTCCCGGACAATGGTCTGCTAGAAAAGCACAATTACTTGCACAAAGATATAAGAAAGCTGGTGGAGGATATAGGAAGAAATAATGGCTAAGACTGAAGGACAAAGATCTCTTAGCAGATGGACTGATCAAGATTGGGATTACGTTACTGCTAGAGATAAAAAGAAACCTAAAAGTAAAAGAGGTAGATATTTACCTAAAAAAGTACGTCAGGGTCTAACTGCATCACAAAAAGCTGCTACTAATCGTAAAAAACGAAAAGCTGGTGGTGTAGGTAGTCGTGCTAAATATTCAAAAAAAGTAGCAAGTAGAGTTGGAGCAATCAGCAAACTCTTAAATTATGTAAAAGGACTTAAGTAATACTTGACACAGCTACGTCAAATATGATATAATAGAGTAAAGTATAGAAAACAGGAGGTCAATTATGGCTATTGGAAGTTTATTAAGAGACAGAGATATACAGTATGTTGCAATCAAAGATGATGCAACTAAAACATGGAGAATACTAGATACATGGAGCCCAGCATTAAAGGATTTTGATTCTGAAGATGATATTCCAGATGATAGTGCTGCAGTATCTATTATAACAGAAGCTGCATTTATTGCATTAATTAAGGAAGCAACTCGTTTAGGTGTGTTAGAAAATGCTTCTTTAGGCGGTGGTGAAGTAAATGATGAAGATTTACTTGCATTAGAGCGTGAAAATCAAGAATTACACGAAAAACTGTCGAAAATGGAGCAAAATGTAGTAAAATATAAAGAGGAACCAAAAAAACCTCAATACTCAGAAAATTATGCGATAAAGGATAGAGCTATTCAAGCTATTATAAATCTTGCAGGCATGGCTGATGTAGAAAAAATAAGTGAGGATAAATAATTATGGCAAAACTATCAGAATTTCTTCCAGATGTTCCAGAGGTTGCTAAAACAATTGCTAGTTTAAACGAACAAATTAACATGTTGCAGTTGTCAAAAGCAGCAGGTGATACCGGACAAGCTCCGACTATCGGTCTTGATCATGTTGTAAACACATGGGTCAGACATCAGATGGCATATCGTCAACAACTTGTAATGGATTTACAGACTATTACTTATTCTGTACAAGAAATACGAGGTCCGTTGACACATATCACAGGTGAAGTATTTAGACGTGGTATGAAGATAAAACCTAAAGTAAAAGATCCTGATAAATCACAATTAGTAAGATTTAGTAAGTTCCTCACTGATTCAAACGTATTTGACCAAAGTCTTGAAGAAGTTTTAAGACAATTTCACTATGATTTAAACTCTATTGATGATGCCTTTTTGTATTTAGCAAAAGAATATGAAGAACTACCTAATGGTAAACTAGGTGCAAAAGTAAAAGAAATCAGACGGTTGAACCCTGCATTAGTAGAATTTGACTTAGATGCAGCAGGTTTACCTAAAAATGCACATTTCTTATGTCCTATAGACAGGACTGATGTAGCTGAAGAACCGGGTATGTCTAAAAAAGGTTACAAGAGAATACCTGCAATGTATAAGTATTACCACAGAAACCAACACATGTACTTAGCAGATTCAGAAGTAATACATCTATCTAAGTTCTCACCATCTGAAACTTATGGATGGTCACCTATATTAACAGTATTTGAAAAAGCTCTAACACTTATAGGTATGGATAAAAACTTATACCGATACTTCTTTGAAAGAAAGATGCCTGCTTCTATGATCATGGTAACTACTGATGATCCTGAAAGTTTAAGAAGGGAAAGAGCACATATAGCGGCTCAAACAAGACTTGATCCTAACTTTATACCTATGGTAGCAGTATCATCAAGAAACAATAGAGGTAGAGTTGACATGGTAAGATTGTTCCACACATTACAAGAGATGGATTACTTACCAGTAAAACAAGAAATAAGAGAAAGAATTGCATCTATGTGGGGAGTATCTCCTACATGGCAAGGAACACCTGAAGCATTTGGTGGAATGTCAGCAACTACACAGAACTTAACAGTGATGAGTAGAGTGGTAGAATCAGATCAAAGATTATTCCATGAAAAAGTATTCCCAGAATTGTTAAAAGCATTTGGTGTAACTGATTATGAGATAGAATTACCTAGACCTGAAGAAAAGGCAGATGCAACTATAATCTCTCACACTCAACAAAAAGTAGCTATGGCAAGTCAATTAAGTCAATTAGGATTCACTGTTGAATTAAAAGAGAAAGATGAAACTGACATGCTAGAAATTGACTTCGTAATAAGTGGTGAACCAGTTCCAACTGCTAAGATGCAAGGTGAACAACAAGCTATGCAGTTAGAACAACAGCAACAACAGATTGAACAAGCTAAACAACAATCTGAAATGGCTCAGATGCAAGCGGCTCTCCAAGAAGGAGCTAATGAAGAACCTACAGGCGAAGGGGAAGATGTTGAAAAGAGTTTAGAAAAAGGTAAATATACCATGTTTGAAAACTTAGATGATCTTCTAAGCCATAATCCTAAAGCTATAGAGTTAGAAGATGAAGAGGAAGATTCAACTGATCCAGTCCCAGAAGATTACGAACACGAATAAAGGATAATTATGTTTTTTGAGAAACAAGGAAGAGAAGGATTGATACCTAAAAAAGTTTCTGAAACAGTCCGCCCAAAGCAAGGTCAAACTTATCAAAGATTAACTACAGTTTATGTTAAGCCTGAAGTCCCTGACTTTGTTAACGATTGGCTTAAAGACTTTGATGCACAGGTCCCTGTATATTTAGTAGGTGGTTCTGTAAGAGATAGCATATTAGGCAAGGCTCCTAAAGATATAGATGTAATTACATTCAAACCTAAAGAGGATATAGAAACTAAATTAAAAACATCTGATACTAAATTTTATCAAGGGGGTAAAAACCTACCTAATCTAGTTACAGCTAATTTAGGAGAGAATCAACTCATAGATATTATTAGTGTAGATGGTGATATAGAAACTGAATTAGTTAGAAGAGATTTTACTATAAATGCTATGGCACAAAGACCAGATGGTGAAATAATAGATCCTTTTGGTGGCAGACAAGATTTAAAAAATGGCGTTTTAAAATCTCCAAAAGGCGATAGCGATAAAGTTTTTAGTGAAGATCCTATTAGAATGTTAAGAGCAGCTAGATTCATTGGAGATCTAAATCTTAAAGCTGATAGTTCTTTAACAGACAGTCTGAAAAAACAAAAAGATTTACTAGCTGATATGCCGAAAGAAAGAATAGGTATGGAATTTGGTAGAATTATGTACTCTAAAGATCCAGTATCTGCATTAAAATTCTTAAAAGAAAATGATCTATTAAAATATATTGATCCAGCTTTGCAAAGAACAGTAGGCTTTGTACAAAATTTAGAAGGGCATGACTATGATACTTGGAATCATACGCTAAAATCATTAGAACATCATTTACCTAAAGATAAAAAATATCCTGACTTAGCAACTAGATTAGGTATATTATATCATAATGTAGGAAAACCTTCTGCAGCAAATGAGAATAATAGCGACTTTAAAAATTATGAGAACATAGGAGCTCAGATTGTAGAAGAAAGTTTAAATAACTTACGATTCCCTTCTGATATGGTAGATCTTGTTAGAAAATTAGTACAGCATCATACATCACCTAAGACTGCAAAGACAGAAGGTGATCATAGAAGAGTGCAATTAAAATTAAGAGATGATCTAAATAAACTTAATTATGTAGCAACTGCTCACGAAGTCGGTAAAGAAGGTAATGTAAATGCTAATACTGATCACATTGTATCTTTCCAAGACAGAATTGATAAACTAGATCCGATAGATGTTGAAGATGATAGAGTAAATTTATCTCCGTTAACTGGTAAAGAAATTATGGATGAGTTAGATATCGTGCCTAATAGAAAAGGTGGTGGTGAAAGAATAGGTAAGATAAAAGATTTCTTAAATCAACTTGTAATAGAAGGTGAATTAAAACAATCAGATAAAAAAGGAGCTATCAACAGAGCTAGACAATACCATTCTACATTTACTCAAAAATCTAATAACTTATTAAAAGGATGGCTAGGACTTTTGAAGCAAGAGGGAGCTGATAGAGATGTAACAAGTGATGCTTTTGCTGATCATAAAGAAGGTCCTGATGGATTAAAATGGTCTGATACAGGAGCAGTAACTGATCAAGCAGCTGCTGATTTACATGCTAGTAAATGGAAACAAGAAAGATTAGCTATGGGATTAGTACCTATCCCTATTACAGATAAGAATGGTATAAGGAGAACATATTGGTGTAAAAAAGGTTTTGAAGATAAGATGGTTAAAGATCCAAGTTCACCGTATGTAGGTATGATTAGTCTAAAGCATCATCACGGAACTAATAGTGGAAAAGAATTATTTGAAAAATTTAAGACTCCTCATCTAGATGCAAAAACTGGAGAGCATAAAAAGAATAAAAAGGGTGAGTTAATGTATAA